GGAATTATCCGTTTAAAAGCAACCACAGCAGCAGTATGGCACTGTGAAGCCTTTCTTCATGGTGATGGTACACTAGCTACTCCATTCGAGTAAGGGGGTAACTAATGGCTGATGCAGTAACTTCACAAACCATCATTGATGGTGAAAGAAACTGTATTATGAAGTTTACCAATGTCAGCGATGGCACTGGCGAATCCGCAGTAGCTAAAGTAGATGTTTCTGCTTTAACTTCTAACTCTGAAGGAGTTTCTTGCTCTGAAGTAAGAGTAATGAGGGTTAGCCATGCCATTGTTGGTATGTCGGTTCAATTGTTTCTTAATGCAACATCTAATGTTCTTTTAATAGAATTAGCTGAAAGCAGTAATGGGCATATGGACTTTAAGGATTTCGGTGGTATTCCTAATAATGCAGGGAGTGGTAAAAATGGAGACATCCTTTTTACTACTAAAGGTCACAGTTCAGGAGATACTTATTCCATAGTTTTAGAAATGGTAAAAGTATATTCTGATTAATCTGGAGAAATTATGGCTAAAAAACAATATGTAATTTCAGAAACTGGTGAATTCCCAGCACAATATAAAGTTCTTAAATTAGATGATGACGGAATCTATAGACCTGTATTTGGTCCTGATCCTGACTTGGAAGATGCAGAACGTAAGTGCGATGAGATGAATGGTGAAAGGGCTAAAAATGATAAAGGTCATTTTATAGCTGACGATCCATCTACGCCTGATGTTAATGAAGCTTATGTTGGTGGTAAAGCACCAAAGAAAAAAGCTGCTAAAAAAGCACCAGCTAAGAAGAAAGCACCAGCTAAGAAAAAATCTGTTAAAAAGAAATAATTTTAACCTAGTATGTTTATAATGCCTTGTTAGTTCAAGGCATTATAGATGTATGCAATTTAAGGAAAAACTATGAGTAAAGGACTTGGTAGAAATACTAGATTTAAACAAAAAAATAAAAAAGTTGCCAGTAAAGGCAAAAAATCTTATATGGGCGGAGGAGCTACCGAAGTAGGTAAGCAAGCTCAATCTTATAAGGAATATGTCAAAAAAACATTTGGCGGTGGCAAAACTTAATCATGCCTCTTTCAGTAGGTCGTTCTAGAAAAGTAATTAGTAAGAATATTTCTAAATTAATTAAAGAAGGAACACCAAAGAAACAAGCTGTTGCTATAGCTTTAGATAAAGCAGGGAAGAAAAAGAAATGACTACTAAAAAAAAGAACAGAGTTACAGTTGCACCTGCATCAAAAAGAAATAAAAAAATACAGACTACTAAATCTGGTATAACAATAACTAGAGTTAAAAAGGATAAATAATGGCTACAAGTGGAACTACATCATTTACCTTAGATATAAGCGATATAATGGAAGAAGCTTATGATCTTTGTGGTCTAGAATTACGTTCTGGCTATAGTTATCGTGGTGCTAAGAGAGCATTAAATCTTGTTTTTCTAGAATGGCAGAATAAAGGATTAAATCTTTGGACTATAGAGCAAGGAACAGCAACAATGACTGCTGGTACAAGTAGTTATACAGCAGATTCAAGTGCTTTAGATATAGTTGATGTTTTCGTCAGAACTGATGCTGGCAATACAAGCAAACAGTTTGACCAAAGGTTAAATCGTATTTCTAGAACTGAATATAATCATCAGGCTAATAAGTTAGTGCAAGCTAAACCAACACAATTTTATGTAGATAAGGATAATGATGCAGTCAAAATAGTGGTTTGGTCTGTTCCAGATGCAGCAGATACTTATACGTTAGTTTATGATTACGTTAAAAAAATAGAAGATGTTGGAACTATTGCTAGCAATAATGCTGATGTGCCAACAAGATATCTTCCTTGTTTAACATATGCTTTGGCATATAACATTGCTTGTAAATCACCTGAAGCACAGAATAGAATCTCTATGATAAAACAAAGATATGATGAGCTTTGGAGAGATGTAAGTGATGCTGATAGAGAAAAAGCAGCAGTTAGATTTGTTCCTGATTTATCTATAAGTGGTTATTAATGGCATACGCAAAAGCGAGTAAAGCATTAGGGCAATGTGATCGTTGTGGATTTTCCTATAAACTTAATACTTTACAGTACCAAATAGAAGATGGTAAAAGAAACGGATTACGAGTTTGTTTTGACTGTTTAGACGAAGATCAACCTCAATTAAAGTTAGGTGAAGTAGATACGTCTGATCCACAAAATTTATATAATGCAAGAGTTGATACTAGTAGAGATGGTTCAACTACATACGCATCTTTTAATCCTATAGGAGGAGGCGTAACTGTATTTGGTTCTTCTACAATGGGTTTAGATATTAAAGGCGAAGTTGGTAAATTAACAGTGAGTACAGAATGAGTTGGACATATACGACATTAAAATCAGCTATACAAGATTATACACAGAATACTGAATCAACCTTTGTGGCTGATTTAGGAACTATGATTAAACAGGCAGAAGATAGGATAGTTAAATCTGTTGAACTTCCTAATTTTAGAAAAAATGTCACTGGTTCATTAACAAGTGGTAATTCTTATTTAACAGCTCCAGATGACTATTTATATCCATTTTCTTTAGCTGTTCTAGATAGCGATAGTGCATATAGCTATCTTTTAAATACAGATGTTAGTTTTATAAGAGAAGCTTATCCATCAGCAGCTTCAACAGGAGTTCCAAAACATTATGCACAATTTGACGATAATTCTTTTATTGTTGGTCCAACTCCAAATGCTAACTTAAACGTAGAATTACATTATTATTATGTTCCAGAATCAATTACAGCGTCATCTGACGGCACTAGCTGGTTAGGAACAAATGCTCCAGAATTATTATTATACGGAAGTTTATTAGAAGCTTATACATTTATGAAAGGTGAGCCTGACATAATGGTCAATTATGAAAAAAGATTCCAGGAAGCATTGCAGAAACTTACTTTATTATCTGATGGATATAATCGCAAAGATGCTTATAGAGATGGACAAAGGAAATTAGATGTCTAATGACAAAATAGATACCTTAGAAGGCAAAGATATTGCTATCGTAGGTATGGGTCAGAGTCAATTAGACTTTCATTTATCACAAGTTCATAGCCAGTTTTTTGATGAAGTTTGGGCAATAAATGCAATGATAGGCATATTACCTAATATAGATAGAGCTTTTATATTAGACCCTATGAGCAGATTCTTTGATACGGAAGATGCTGGTTCAATGACTAATATGATGCGTAAAAGACTGCCAGAGGTTGATTTTCCAATATATACCTGTGAGTTAGACGAAAGAGTTCCTTTAGCTATTGAATATCCATTAGAAGAAATAATAAATAGCTTGGGATGTTCTTATTTTAATAATACTATAGCTTATGCAATAGCTTTTGCTTTGTGGAGTAAAGTAAAGAAAATTTCTATGTTTGGAGTTGATTTTACTTATAAAACTAATATGCACTTTGCAGAAGCTGGTAGAGGATGTGTTGAATTTTGGCTTGCAAAATGTATTGATGAAGGAATAGAGGTAGCTATTGCTCCTCGTTCTTCTCTTTTAGATACAGATGTGGAAGATAAANATAAACTTTATGGATATCATAGATTAGAGAATCCTAAAATAACTTACCAAAATGGTAGTGGTATGAGAGTTTGTAATTGGTCAGATGTAATAGAAGAATCTATTAGTAAACCAGTTGGCATGATAGGAAGAAAAGATTTACAATTAAATCCTACTGAACCAAACAAATATTAATGCAAACAGATAAATTTGAATTATCAATAGGTGATTTAGGAGTAACTACTACTCATAATAGAGGTCATTCTGTTGAAGAATTAGCTGAAATGGCTACAAATAAACTTATTTCTATAAGCGAAGATGCTGACCCTATGGTAAAAGCACAGGCTCACGCATTTAGAGATAGATGTAAATGGATCATTCAATTCTATGTAAATGAAGGAATAAAAAACCACATTTGCACAGTATGTAATGAATTAGAAAAACAAGGTCATAAAGACCTATCAAATATAATAAGGAGACTATAATGGCAATTACACAAGCAATGTGTACTTCTTTTAAAAGTGAACTTTTACAGGCAGTACATAATTTTAAAGCTTCGGGAGGTAACTCTTTTAAGCTGGCTTTATATACAAGTTCTGCAACTATGACTGCAGCTACTACAGCGTATAGCACAAACCAAGAAGCATCAGGAACAAACTATACTGCGGGTGGAGCAGCATTAACAAATGTTGATCCAACTACTTCTAGCACAACAGCTTATACAGATTTTTCTGATTTGACTTTTGGAACAGCTACCATCACTGCTAGAGGTTGTATGATTTACAACGATACAGCATCTGGTGATCCAGCAGTAGCTGTCTTTGATTTTGGTGCAGATAAAACTTCAACAGCAGGATCATTCACTATTACTTTTCCAACAGCAGACGCTTCTAACGCAGTAATAAGAATAGCTTAGTAAATGGCTGGATGGGGTCGATCCACATGGGGTTCTGGTCCTTGGGGTCAGCCTGCGGTAGTTAATGTAACTGTAAACCTTACAGGTGTTGCAGGAACTTCTGCGTTAGGTACAGAAACAGTTAGTTGTGATGCAAACATCACAGAAAC